GCATTAATGGTAACATCAAACCTGTTTGGTCTTGCTATGTCACCTTTAAATGAACCTAAAAACGATGAAATGTTTGAATTCATTTTTATTCTTCTTGGTTAAAATGTGCCATGTGGTCTTTCCACTCTTGAACAGAATCTTTCCATACTGTTTCAGCCTTAGCACCTCTAAATTGTTGTATTGGTAGCAATGTTGCAACATCCCATTCATTAGGTTGAATCATCAACAATCTAGAACGAATATGACTATGCAAGTATCTTTTCAAACATGGTTTAAACTCAGCATACTTTTTGGTTGCATTCAGAATGTCATATGAGATTCTCATTCTTTGTATATCATCATTAGGTGTCAACTGTGCATATCTCATCAGCTTGTTCATAAAAGCAATACGCCATTTAACAGGAAGATAGTGTATGTTTAATCCCAAGAAGCCATCATTGTATCTTTCTAGCACCAAAACCATTGGAAATCTATCCCAATATGGCAAATCTGCCTTAGTTTTAGCATCATAGTAGAAGCAATACATCATTCCCAGTCTAAACTGGTTCATCTGTCTAAACTTTTCACGGTTTATAGTAGATGGTATTTGAGAAATCTGACCTTTTTTCAGTTCAGATATCTTTCCTTGCAACCATACGGTGGCATCTTTGGACATAGTTTTATGACCAAGAGCCGTCTTTTGTTCTGCAAGTGAGGTTAGTTTAGATGTTGCCATTTCTTTTATTTAGTTACACTCTTGGGTAGTTGGTCCTCTGTAAAAATAATAAATTCCCAAGAGCGGTCTTTACAGTATTCTTTTGCTGCTTTCCATTTTGCCTCATTTACACTCCAAGTGACCACTTCGGTAATATATTTTTTGGTTTTTCTTGATTGTATTTCTGGAGGTTTGGTTTGTTTTTTAGGTTTAACCTCTATCATCCAAGTTTTTAAGTTGCCGTTTCTATCTTTGACTTTTATAACAAAATCAACGAAATAACGGTGCCATCTACCATCAACAGGTGATATATAAGGAACTATAATTTCTTCACTTGACCACGAAACAACCCAGTCTTCCTCATCAAATTTTTTCATAAATCTGAATTCCCAGGTAGACCGGTAAATGATGTTTTTATAGTCACCCACATACTTTTGTGGATTCTTAGGTGTAAATCTTCCAGAATAAGCCATAAATATAGTATATATTCCTCATTTTAAGACAAACATGGCAATAATTTCAATTCCAACAGCAGTAGGTGGTGTGGCGCTACCTGGTCCACTTGGCCAAGTAGCAAGCGGACCTTTGGCCGCATTGTTTGGTGGTCAAGGTTTAAATAAATTACAATATCCACCAGAACTAGCTACTGATGCAACAAAAACGCACTATGTTGAATTTGCTATTAAAGAAGTTGCACCAGCATCTTACGAAACTTCACCGAGTGGTGCAAATTTAACACTTGGCGGTACAGCAAATGGAATTAATGCAGCAATATCAACTGATATTGGCCAAAATGTTGTTGGTAGCATAAGCAATATTACGGGCATAAACAAAGATAAAATAAATGGTGTTATTGGTGGTTTTTCAAAAGCACTGCAAGAAGGTATATCAATTACACCTCCAGTAAAAAAATTACAATCTTTAATTTACTTATACATGCCGGACACACTGGCTGCATCTTATAATGCAACATATAGTGATGTTGATTTGAGGGATGCTTTAGGAGAAGCAGTTAACACATTGAGGTCAATTGACCAACTTGCTAATCCAGCCGTAGATATTTTGTCTGGTGCCGGAAGTTTAAGTGTGAAAGCAAAACAAGCACAAGGTGTTGCTTCAACAGACCCAAATGCAATTGGTTTAGCTGTCAAATTGGGAACAGCAATCTCTGGTGCAAAATTTGGAACAGGTGGAGACCTTGGTAGCGTTTTACTACAAGGACAAGGATTAGCAATTAACCCACAAGTTCAAATGGTCTACAAGGGACTTCCACTAAGGTCTTTTCAACTATCTTTCACATTCACACCAAAGTCACAGCAAGAAGCAAAAACGATAGATGAAATCGTTTATACATTTAAGAAATGGGCTGCACCATCATTAACTAACGGTGCAGCCGCATCAAGCCAAAGTATGTATTTGATTCCTCCAGCATTGTTTCAAGTTCAATTCAAAATAAAAGGTGCTGAAAATTTCTATCTTCCAAAATATGCGGATTGTGTATTGGAGAACATTGATGTGAACTATGCACCGAATGGTTTTGCAGCACACACTGATGGTGCACCAGTTCAAACAACTTTAAATTTACAATTCAAAGAGCTTGAAATTGTTGATAGAGGTCGTTTACAAAAGGGCTTTCAGAATATTAATGATCCTCAAGGACTGAGATAATGAAATATTTTCAAAGTTTTCCTCTTGTTGCTTCAACCGACTATAACGGCAATCAAGTTGCACTTACAAATTTGATGTTGAGGTCGGAAGTTGTTCCCACTTTGTTGAACAACCCTTTGTTATTCTATACATATGACATTCAAGATGGTGATACACCAGAATCTATTGCTAACAAGTATTATGGTGATCCATATCGCTATTGGATTGTATTGTATTCAAACCAAATCATTGACCCACAATGGCAATGGCCAATGGGTCCAAACTTGTTCAACGACTATATCATTGACAAATATACTGAAGCCACAGCAAACACATTAAACATTGCTGTTGCAAATGTCACATCAACACAAGTTTTTGCATACACACAAAGCACAATACAAGATTACATATTGACGTTGACAACATATGAAAGTGCTTCATCAAATACAACCATAACAAATTATACAATTGATGCGGCAGCATACGCAAATGTTAATGTTCTTATTAGTCAGAATCCTGGTACTCCTGTTTACTTCCCCAATGGAAACTTTGTAACCAAGACTTACTCAGCTTCAACACAATCAATCTATGATTATGAAATTCAACAGAATGAAGCAAATAGAACCATCAATTTGGTCAATTCAATTTATGTTCCACAATTTGAACAACAATTCAAATCATTGATGAGTAAATAATGGCAGATACACCAGGTTTAACTAAGACGGGTATAATTTACCCAAATGACTATACAATAATCAACTTAACATTGTTGACTTCTGTTAGCACATTTGATGTTAAGAATATTTTAATTGAACTATCGTACAATGAAGACATTTTCAATAACACAGCATCTGGTTATTTGATGTTGGTTGATGCAACAGGTTACATTGAAAAGTTGCACATGAATGGTAATGAATTCATTCGTATGACTTTTGGTAAAGCAGACGACAGCACCAATATCGTTGACAAGATTTTCCGTGTGTTTAAGGTAGCAAAAAGAATACCTGAAAATGATGGTAACACAGAAACATATTCTCTCTACTTCTGTTCTGAAGAATTGTTGCTATCAGAACAATATAAGGTCAGTAAGTCTTATAGAAGTAAAGATATTGCATCTAATGTTGTTGACATTCTAAAAACTTACTTACAAGTTCCAACCAATAAGATTGCAAGCATTGAGCAGACTTATGGTGTTTACGACTTCTTAATTCCAAACATCAAACCATTTGACGCAATCAATTGGATGTCAACATATGCAAGACCTGCAAATAATCCAGGTGCCGATATGTTGTTGTATGAAGATAAGTTTGGTTACAATTATCGTTCTTTACAATCTTTGTTTAAACAACAAGTGTATAATGCATACAGTTTCAATCCAAAGAATATTAATCAAAGGGTTCAAACAAACACACAACAAATTTACAATGTATTGACATATGAAATTATGGATTCATATGATTCACTTGGTGCAATCAATTCTGGTGTGTATGCAAACCAATTGTTGTCAGTTGACCCTTTGCTAAGAAGATACAAGGTAACTAACTTTGATTATGGTTCTTACTCAAACAAAGCAAGTAAATTGAATGAGTATCCAATCACCAACAATTTCGCCAACCGAAAAGGTGATGGTTTGAATCAGACACCACAGGCTGTTTATAAGTTGGTGTTCTCAAACTACAATCAAAACGATTCAAGTTACATCAAGAGCCATCCAGGTTCGGTAGCACACGATATTTTTGCCGAAACATATATTCCATACAGAACCGCACAGTTGCCTCTACTCAACTATACAAGAGTTAAAATAACTGTTCCAGGTGACCCTGGATTAACGGTGGGTCGTGTAGTGAAATTCAATTTACTATCTAAAGACCCAAATAAAAAAGAACCAGATGATTTCTATTCTGGTAACTATTTAATTACAGCAGTAAGACATATGTTGACCGTGCACCAATATAGAACTATATTAGAATTGGCTAAAGAAAGTACCACAAATCAATACTCTGCGGTTAGCACAGGTTCTTCATTGTGGAACAATACCGTGAAAGGAATTACATAATGAAAATGGTAAACAATTTTGCAGGTCTTAATGGCTTTGTCTGGTGGGTTGGTGTTGTTGAAAACCGCAAGGATCCATTAGAGGTGGGTCGTTGCCAAGTTAGAATTTTTGGTTGGCACACAGATAACAAACAACTAATACCAACAGCCGATTTACCTTGGTGTATGCCCTTGTATCCACTAAATCGTTCTAAAGACTTTTCAACACCAAGAGAAGGTGATTACATTGTTGGTTTCTTCTTTGATGGTGAATCTGGACAATTCCCTATCATGATGGGTGTTTTACCGGGTATTCAAGGTGCGGTTGCATCTGGAGATTCTGGTTTCCAAGACCCAAGAACTGCGGCAGAAATTGCGGCAGCACCTAAAGTTCCTGCTGGTCAAACACAATACACACCAGGACAACCAACGATTGCACCATTGGCTAGAGGTGAAATTGCAAACTCAGCAATCTCAGCAACTAATTCTACAAGAAGTGCGGTGCAAGACATTACAACACCAATCAAAGCATCATTGGCTGCCGCAAAACTACAAGCAATGTATTTTGTGCAAGAGATTCGTTTGGCTAAAGATGCAATTATTGCTGCATTTAGTGCTCCAGGTACAGGTATTGGCAACTTAGCACAGACAGAACCTATACAAATTGCAAACAAACTTAAAGCATATGCACAAGAAGCACAGGCAGCAATTACTGCAACTAAAGAAGTTCAAGCTGCCGTTGCTGAGGTAAATTCTTCAGTATCTTATATTGAGGGTCTACCCGCCGCTGCTGTGCAACAAATAAATAGTGAAGTAAATCTACCTGGTCAAACTGGTGGTCTATACAACAGCATTCTTTCTTCCGCCAAATCAACAGTCAACCAACTAGAGAATTCCATTAAATTATGAGTAACAGCACACAAGAATTACCACCGTTAGTAGCTTGGATTGAACCTAGGTCTGATTATCAAGCACAATACCCATACAATACATTGACACAGACAGAATCTGGTCACTTGTTTGAGATGGATGATACTCCTGGTGCTGAAAGAGTTCGCCTACAACATAGAACTGGTACTTTTACAGAGGTACAATCTGATGGCACAGAGATTCATAAGGTTGTTGGTACAAATTATGAAATCATTGCACAAGATAACAATGTTCTAATCAAGGGCAAATGTAACATCACCGTTGTTGGTGATTCGGTATTGCATGTGCAAGGTGATGCAACCATGCAAGTTGATGGAAATGTATATGAAAGTGTAAATGGCAGTGTAAATCAACAGGTTGCAGGCGATTTGACCTCTACTATCACAGGAAATGCAATCATTTCATCAAAGAATCAAGTTCAAGTTCAAGCCGATGTGTTGGTCAATGGTGACTTGAATGTTACTGGTGACATTTCATCAAGCGGTAGCGTTACTGCGGTGACCAACGTAACTGCTGGTGTTCAAGT